TGACATCGTTGGCCAGGCCATTGACACCGGGATCCGCGGAGTGGAGGCTGATGTAGATGGTGGCCGGCGCGGTCGGCATTGCCGTTCCCCGGTGCCAGTTCAGGAGCTTGGATGCCAGGTACTGGGAAAGGGGCACGACTGGTCGCTCAATCCGATCATTCTGACAGGCGCCTATGGAGCGACCAGGTCCGTTGCGCCAACCAGCTGAACAACGGGGACGGGCTGCCCGCCGGTAGTCGTCGTCTCGACGAACCGCTGCGCCGCCGGGTTGAACACCCGCAATATGGCCGTCCCGATCTGCAGCCACCAGTCGTCAGCAACGGCCCGATGTGGCGCCGGCTCCCGCTCGGTCGTCCAGAGAATGGGCCTTCTCCCGGGCTGGGCCGGAGCTTCTTCGTCGAGGGAGACCGTGTCTCCAGCGTCCAGCAGGATCCCGACCGCATCGGCCAGAGCCGGGGCCAGCTTGTCCAGCGTCAGTCCTCGCTGCTGGTGATAGCGCATCACTTCGTCGTTGCGAAGAGGCCCGATCGCACCACCGGTAAAATGACGCTCGCTGTTGCCGACCTCGTAGTCGCTCGGCTCGTAGAAGGGATAGCCGACTGACCAGCGGGTCGCGTGGATGTGCTTGCACTCGCGCCTCTGATCGACTCGGAACGAAAGATCGCGCCACTTGCGCTGATAGCCGACTCCCTTCTGCTCCCAGGCGCTGCTCATGCTCCTGCCAGCGGCGGGGCGGGGGAAAAGGGCTTGGCTGCCGCTCTGCACGCCCTGCAAACTGGCCGTGCTGTACCCGCTGAAGTCCGGGCAGCTGCAATAGAACCGGTGGCTGCTGCAAAGGTAGCGGCTTCCGTTGTTCCGCCAGGACAGCGGCACTGCCCTGTCGTACGGCAAGCGGCGCCAGAACGCTCGAGGGACCTCCCCGTTGGGCCGGCTCCTGATGAACGGCCGCGACAGATCGAACAGCAGCTTGCCGGCGCTCTTGTCCACGTCTACCAGGGTGTAAGCGATCGTGTCGATCGGCTCTTCCACCAGGCCGGACGGGAAGCCCGTCCCGGTCGCCGAGTCTTCAAACTGGTCGCCGATCAGGAGCCGCCAGGCGTCCAGCTGCTCAGCGTTCAGCGTCTGACTGACATCAAGGACAAGCCGGTGCCGCTCGGCGTTCGGATGGCTGGTGTCGAGCACGATGTCTGCCTGGTGCAGGGCCTGGGGCAGGATCACGGCCCCTCGCCGCCGGCAGGTGACAACCCAGGACGCGTCCGGCGACTTCTCGCTGGGGAAGTACGTGACGCTCACCGGCAGGGGGCCCGGGCTGACTCCCAGGTCCCGGAACAGCCTCACGAGATAGAAGCGCTCGACATCGCTCCAGCCCTTGCCGCTCCCCTGCCAGTAGTCCGCGCCGGCCCGCCAGCGCTTGTAGTCGCTGTCGCGGTTGTAGGCCTCAATCACGGTGGGATAGACCGTGCCGCCCGTCCCATTCGGAGCTCGATCTGCCGTCCGGTACGAGCCGGGTGACCTGGGTTTCTGGGGCCGATCAACCCGTCCGACCGACGGACCAGCATCAACCCTGCGGCCGTAACCGCCTGCCATCAGAAGCGCCCGCCCTGCGCGAAGACATTGATCTTGGTAGCAGGTGTTGGCGCCAGGATCGGCGCGTTGATGCCCACGTAAAGAACCTGGCCAGCTTCCACATAGATGCCGGTGTTCTTCTTGGATGTCTCAGAAGGCGACGCTTCGGCGCCCAGGTTGGGCACGGGAATGCACAGCGGGGGCAGTCCGACGTTGGTCCGCTCGCCGGCGTAGGAGGACTGCACGAGTGCTGAGGCGACCAAAGCTGTATTGGCATCCGTGACACCAAACGTCGTCGAAGACGTACTCAGAAAGAACAAAACGACCACCGGCGTTGTTCCAGTCTGCATGGCCATGATCGACAAGCTGTCCACCACGGCTCCATCGGTATCGATGCAGCTCACCAATTCGGTGCAACCGCCACCGATGATTGTCGAAAAGTTCGTGCTGCTCGTCAGCGCGGATGTTGGCCCCAGTGTTGCCCAGCGGTGTAGCGGCCGGTCAATCAGGAGGGGCTGCTTGTTGGTGCTCGTACTGCTCACGGGGACCGGACCGTTGACAGCCTCATCCTATCGAGCGCCAGCTCGGGCGATCAGCGGCCGCCGAACCGCTGGCGCGACCCAGACAGTGACGTGTCAGTGCCGCGGCGCTTCCCCTGAGGCGGCGCGCCCTGGCTGCCCATTGGCAGGCTTGTACCTGGATGGGCAGCGATCTGCTCGAGGACCTCGCGGGGTGCAATCAGCCCCGGGTGCCCCGCTGCGTTCATGCTGCCCCCGCCGGTGTACTGGCTCCCGGGGCGCAGGATGACGCGCTGCTGGGGCTGCGGCGACGGCTGCAATCCCGTCGATGTGTACGACAACTGCTGGCCTCCGTACAGGTCCGAGCGTTGACCGGGCTGTGGCAGCATGTCCTGCGAGGCATTCAGCGGGTTGTTCGTGAGGCGCCCTGCAGGGTCAGCCGTGAACAGCTTGGCCGGAAAGATGGGGTTCATAGCTGATCAGAGGTAGCTACTTCCCTGGGACCTGAAGGCTTGCGGATTGAAGCTCAAACCGGAAGCACTCGAGTATCCCGATGGCTTCATCCTGCGGATCTGCTCCAGGGCGCGTTGGTTGAGCGCTTGGGCGCCGGAGTCTCCATAGCTGGCCGCGGCCGCGTTGGATGGAGCGCCTCCTCCCATCAGGTCCATCTCGGGGCCGTAGCGCGTTGCCACGGGGACAGCTGATGCACCTTGCACTTCCGGGGCCGCAGACGAGCTGAGTCCCAGATCGAGATTGGGGTTGAACTTCGACTGCATGTTCCACGCGCTTGCGGGAGCCTGGAACCGCTGCTGTGCCGTCAGGTCGACGCTGGGATCAAAGGCAAGGTCGGCCCGACCGGGAGCGTTCCAGGTCTCGGCCGGGATGCTCCATGCAGGGGCTGCTTGGGCGGCGCCAGGGGCCAGGCTGCCCTTCATGCCGTAGGCCACCGCGGGGTTGCGATCGATGACGCCACTCCAGGTGACGTTTGGGGCGGCCCAAGGCCCTTGGCCGTTGGCGTCGAGATCGGGCAGTCCGTTCTCCCGCCGCAGGTCATTGGCAAGCTTCAGGTTGCCTGGGCTGGAAGTTGCCCATTTGCGGATGTCGGCGTCGTTCCAGTACGACTCACTGGCGGGGGTCAAGCTTGCCGGGATCTCGCTGCCCGCGGCGCGAGCATCTCCGATCATCCGGCTGCGTGTATCTGCCGCCAAGCGGACGTCATCGCCGGCGCTGGCGTATCTGGCTGTCGAGCCAGCCTGCTGGGCCTGGTTATTCAGGGCTGCAGCCCTCCGGCCGCCGGCGCGGATCTCCACCCGCGGCGTCCCGAAACCCGGCATTGGGGCCGAACGGACAGGGGCGGCGGCAACAGCGGAGGGGGCTTGGCGGGGAGGGGCCACAGGGGGTGCCTGGCGGGCGGGAGCGGAAGGCACGCCCCTGGATACGCCAGCCGGATAATCCTGCGGTCGATTGTCCTGGGGGCGCATGTTCGACACTTGCGGCAGCGCAGGGCCGACGCCGTAAGGGTCGGCCGGGTTACTGCGGACAGAGCGGCCCGGCGCCGTCAGCGTGCGTGCAGCGCCCTGAACCGCCTGGGCGGCGCCGGTCGCAAGATTGACGATTGGAATGCCATAGGAGCGCGGAGGCTGCGACCGAGAGAGGGGAGCGCCCCTCTGAGGGGCGGCGCCGTAGGGGTCCACTCGGGAGGAGGCAGCAGCGCCCGGACGCGAGCCAACGCCGTAGGGGTCGGCTCGGTTCGGGGCGGGCGCAGGTGGCCTCTTCTGCGTCGTACCAAGCGGCCGGGGCGGACCGTACGCACCAGGAGTAATCGTGTTCCGACTACCCATCGTGCTCGGCGAAAAGAAGGGAATCTCGCCGTTGGACTGAGCGCCCATGCCTATCTCCAGTTGATGGCGCCGGTCAGAGTCGTCACGCGCGTGCCCACTGACGTATCAGCAGGGCCCGGAACCGCCATGATGAACTCGGCGCCGCTTCGCGAGAAGGCGTAGCGGCGGACGTCCTCCCGCCGGTAGTTGGGGACGTACAAGGTCTCAGCAAGCCTATCGACTTCTCGCAGGTAGATTTCCCGGTACAAGCGGTCCGATTTCTCGGGGTCCGATTGGAAGATCCCGCGATCCGTGTCCCCGACAATCCACTCGACCCGACTTGGCATCGGCTGAGTGTCATTGCGTAGTACTTCTGACAGCCTCCATGCCCGATCGCACCGGCTGAGGTGCTCGGTCACTCGCGTGTAGAAGTAGCTATCGGGGATGCGGGCCATCGCTTCCTCCAGTCTGGCGAGATCGCCCGCTGGAATTTGCGCGCCGCTGTTGAAGCCGAGGTGAAAACGGCAGCGTGATTTGTCGTACTCGTTGAGCTCCACGCTGCCGGAGGCTAGCCTGGATCGATTCTAGGGAACCTTCAGGCGACGTAGATCAAGTCGGCCGAAAACACCTCATCCCAGTCCACTCGTCCGATCTGCTTGACCTGGTCAAGGGTCGCAAAGCGCTCGCCGGGCAGGCTCATGCGAAGCTCGATGATCCGCTTGGCGGTCGAATAGCCGACGCCCTTGATTCGATCAGCGATCATCTCCGCGTTCGCCATGTTCAGGTTCAAACGCGTGTCGGGCGGAATGGCCGGCTGGGGCACGACATCCGGGTCGACGTCGTCTTTCTTCAGTGGAGAGGCCGGCTGCTCGCCGGTGCGCCCCTTGCCCGGCTCATAGGCGTGCAGATCGGCGAGGGCCACATAGTTGATGGCGCCGGTCTGCGTCTTGACCATGGCGTAATCCTTGTCGTGGTAGCTGATCAGCTCCACGATCTGCCCGGTCTTCTGGTTCTGGTACAGGCTCATGCTTTTCGCTCGATCGGGACCGCAATCCTGCAGCTTCAGATCCTAAGAGGCCAGGGCAAGCAAGCCACGAAGGCCCGCCTGCCCTGGGTCAACTTCAGGACGAAGTCTGCACGGGGTTGGGCAGGCCGCCGAAGGCGGACTCATCGCTGACGCCGTCTTCGGTGTAGAAGCACGCCTCAGCCACCAGGTAGCTGCCATCAACCTCGCTGGAGGAGAGGGTGCTGGTACCGGCGGCGGGAGTGGTCGTGTTGCCGTTGTCGACGTACAACTTGAGCGTCAGGCCCCCGGACTGAGTGATCTGAACGGGGGTGATGACCTGGAACCTTGAACCAGCGGAATCCGAAGGAGCGATGGTCAGGCTCGTGTCATCGAGGGGAGGCGTGCTGGCGGTCGTCGCCGTGATGGCGCCCGCGGTGGTGCCCACGGAGACAGCACTGGCCAGCTTAATTCGGTCGCTGGCGTTGCCCCAGACCAGGCCGGAACGAGCCGTGCCCTTGCTCCGGTCTTTCCGCGCATCAAGGATGCGCAGGCCGACGTGGTACAGGTAGGCGTTCTGGGGGATGGTCAGGCCGACAATGTCCGCCCGCGGCTTGTCGTCGGGGCGCTTGTCGGGACTGGGGATGATCACGTCGAACTCTTTGGCACCCACAGAGGTGACCTTGACGTAACCGATCCGGTGGTAGTACACCCGGCCAGGGAGGGCGATCACCGGCTGGTTCTGGTAGGAGCTCAGCGGTGCAACCCAGTTGCCGGGGTAGATGGCCTTGGCGATGCTCATGGTCGGTCCCTCCGATCAGTAGACGAAAGAGTATGCGACCGTCACGAAATCCTTGTTCAGGATCTCGAAACCAGCGAAGAGCGACCAGATCATGATGATGAAACGACTGAAGTCGTCGTTGTTGTTCAGCAGGATCTGAGCATTCTCGCCGCCGATGCCAACGCCGATCGCCTGCATTCCGAAGAACAGCAGGGGGGCCGCTTCGTAGGTGGCGGAAGAAGCGTTGCCGCTCACCGGGATGGTCGCGGTGAACGACTTCTCCGGCAGGTTGGTCGACTCGAAGAATCGAACACCCTCAAACACGAAGCCAGTCGGCATGACGGGCTGGCCAGCCACGAAGCCGGCCTGGCCGTAGCCAGGGCCCATGCCCGTGTAGAAGTTGGCGTTGGGAGCCAGGAACGGCTGGCTGGGGTCCACCATCCCGGAGCCGGGGTAGCGGGCCACCTCGCGGAAGTCGGAGTCCTGCCGCATGTGCTTCATCGCGGTGGGATCGAGGATGGCTCGATAGTTCCCATCAGCAAAGGTGGGCACGTTGCGCTTGCGCAGTTGCAGCACAACCTCCAGCAGGTCGTCCTTCACGCCGAACTTGGCGGACTGGTTGGCGTCGTACGAAGTGACGGTCGTCCCGGTCTTGGTCTTGTTCTTGGGGAAGTAGTAGCCGCCCTGGGTGGAGTCGGACTTCCCGTTGGCCTCGGCCTTGAACAGTTCGTCGGCGAAGACCCGGTCGCGCCAGCGGCGATAGTCGTCCAGCAGTGTCATCGAACCGATGCTCTGGTGGAAGACCGGCAGCGAACCCGTGTCGATCAGCAGGCGCTGAGCGGTGATCAGGGTTTCGCGGGCCACCTTGAAGGTACTGGCCTGGCTGGGATTCTGGGGATCAGCGGGGCCCGTGTACTCCTTGAGGGTCACGGGAACCTTTTCCTTGACGATGTTCCGAGAGGAGCTGGTGCCGATGGTCTGATCGGCGGTGCGCTCGCGGGAATCCTTGGTGCCAGGATTCCCCCAATAGCGGTACCGATCCAGCTGCACCGTCTGCCCGGGCTGCGCACCGAAGTCGTGAACCACAACAGGGTCCACGGCCATTTCGATCACGTAGGCGGGATGGGGCCGGTAAAGCTCGGCGCCCAGCACCTTCGGGAAATCATTATCGACCCACATGGGAAGAAATGCTCCGAGCGATGAGGGGATGTAGCGCGCGGGATGCGTGCCAGGTCATACGCTAGGGATAGCTGTGTGGCGAAATTGAACACGCAAGGGGTGCGAGAAGTCCTTGGCGTCCTGCTAGCGGATGGTTGCCTTGTTCGCGGGCATACCCCGACAAAGGTCCGGATCACGGCAGCCATGCACGGCGGCGCCGGCGAGCGAACCTTCCTGGAGGAAAAGGCTGAGGAGATTCGCCGCTGGATACCGACGACAGCCAGGATCGCGGATTACGAAACTCGAGCGCGCGATTCGGGTCGCACGACAACCGTGTTGCGTTTTCGCTTCACGT